GGATTCTGGAAAAGGAAACTAGATAGAGCGGTAATGAAGATAGTGAGGCACACGGATAATCCGAGGAAAGCACAAAAAGAAAAAAGCCCCGATTAAGGGGCTTTGAATACTTGATGGTACTTGTCGCGGATCAAAGTATCAATCAAATTACTTTTGCTCCTATTCAGCTTTTCGATCAGCCGCGCTAACATTTCTAACGCCTCGGGGCTAATCGTGTAGCCCACTTGTCTATTTATCCTTCGTTTCTCTGTCATAGCTATTCCTCTCCCTCTGAATAGTCATAACCGCAGTGGCACATTGGGTATTCCCACTGCCCACCTTGAAATACTGGCTTGTTTAATTCTACTTGCCCACAGTCGGGACACTTGCCCGACCAACTCCAATTTACCCTTTGTTCCATTTTTACTACCTCCTAGATTTTTTTGGCGCTCCGTTTCTGGCGCATTAAGTTTAGTATAGCAAGTGTGTATAGACACTGTCAAGACACTAATCACAAAAGAGCAACGAATAGTACGCAAATGATACACTATTTTGATTTTTAATGTGTTATTATGGTATTGCACAAACTTAACTTTCTTAGGGGCGCTGGCTAACGCTGGTGCTATTTTTTTAGAATCGAGGGCATATGAGGCTAATACTTACGACAATGATTATCAGTATAATGCTTGCCTGTACGTCAAGTGCTAAGATATTAGATAAGCAAATTGTCGCAGAGGCAAATAAAATATTGATGACCAGGAATGAGAATGTACGAGTAAAAAGGTTTGTCACGAATTTTGGAAAGAAAACTAAGCGTGACGCTAGGTTGACTAGATACTTCAAAGCTATTAACTTGATGTTAGACACTGCTGATTATGAAAAGCGCAAATATAAGGCTATAGACGTGCTGTACGGCAAGGCTAATTGTGCAGGGTATGCAGTGATGTTTAGCATGCTGCTAGATAGCATTGATATAGATAATAAGATAGTGTGCAATGATAAACATATGTGGAACGAGGTTAAGCTGAATACGAAGTACAGGAAGATTGATTTAACAGCACTAGAGCATTTGAATTTTAGATTTAATGTAGAGAGAGGGGGGAGTTGAATGGCATATAGCGCTAAGACAAAGCAAAAAGCATTTAAGCTGTACTGCTTAGGAAAGTCTTTGACGGCAATTTCTAAAGAAAAGGGCATGCCATCCGAAAAAACACTAAGCACCTGGAGAGCTAGCGAGGAATGGCATTCGAAGAAAATTATGGTCGATAAAAAAACTACTCCTAAACTTATCGAGAACGTAAGCGACTTCAAAGCAAACATGATAAATGAACTGCGCTCGTTAAAGCAAAGGCTATTAGATGACCTTGACAATTGTCACAGCCCGACGAAGGATAAGCTCGCAGATAGCCTTGTAAAGCTGCAACAACAAGAATTACTACTAAGAGGAGAAGTGACGGATCACAAAAAGATTGATGCAAAAGTGGATTGTTCGATTGTCATAACTGGAGAGGTCGAAGAATGGGCGAAATAATATTAAAACCATACCCAAAACAGGTTGAGTTTTTTAAAAGCGCAAAAAGGTATGTGGCGTTTGGTGGCGCTAGAGGCGGAGGGAAAAGTTTCGCCGCGAGAACAAAAATGATATTGCTAGCCTTGAATTATTCTGGAATACAAATCTTACTACTAAGGCGCACGCTTAAAGAACTCCGAGGAAATCACATCATACCTTTGTTGCAAACATTACAGGGGGTTGCTGACTTCAAAAGCCAAGAAAAAGAGTTTGCATTCCCGAATAGCTCAAGAATAACACTAGGATATTGTCAAGCGGAAACAGACGTACTTCAATATCAAGGTCAAGCATACGACGTTATATTCATGGAAGAAGCAACTCAATTTACAGAGTTTCAGTTTCAGTCACTTACAGAGTCTAACAGATCGAGCGGAATGTGCAAGGATAAGTTCCTGCCACGGATGTATTTTACTTGTAACCCAGGCGGTGTTGGTCACACATGGGTAAAGCGATTGTTTGTGGATCGAGACTATAAAAATAGCGAAAAGAGTTCTGATTACGACTTTATCAGATCATATGTCTACGACAATAAATTTATCATGGAAAACTCGCCAGACTATGTAAGGACGCTAGAAAATCTGCCAGAGGACAGGCGCAAAGCAATGCTAGATGGTGATTGGGATATATTCGCTGGACAGTATTTCAGTGAGTTCAGGAGAGATATACACGTTATAGAGCCTTTTGCAATTCCTGATACCTGGAATAAGTTTTTCGTACTGGATTATGGATTGGATATGTTAGCGGCTTATTGGGTTGCTATTGACACGCAGGGCAATGCGTACTGCTACAAAGAACTATACGAGAGCAACCTTGTTATTTCCGCGGCAGCAAAAAGAATTAAAGAGGTTGAAGGCGACGATAAAATATATCAAAGATATGCACCCTCGGATCTGTATAATCGCAGACAAGACACAGGGAAAAGCGCCATTGACATATTCAATGAAAATAAGCTGTATTTCCACAAGGCAAGCAATGACAGAGTGCAAGGCTGGTACAACTTGAAGGAGTGGCTAAAACCTATAAAGACAAGAGATGAACAAACAGGAGAAGAAAAAATTACGGCTAGACTTAAAATAACTTCTAACTGCACAAACCTTATTAGAACCCTACCACAACTTCAACACGATGAGAAAAAGCCAAACGATGTCGGAGATTTAATTCACGAGCTGAGCCATGGACCAGATGCCCTACGCTATTTACTAGGAGATAGACCACCACGAAGCGAACTACCTATTCCAGATGATGATGACGATGACGAGGACGATGTATATTCAGAGTCTAGCTATTATGATTAAACTATGCTAAAATAAATTGACCTTGAAATTTTATATAAATGCGCTTGAGTTAAGTCTAGCAAACACAAACTGCTAGGCTTAATTCATGCTATTGCGAGGTGCTGACGTGATAAAGAGACATACTAAGTTTGCTAAAGATACAATGTGCTATAGTTGCAATTACACAAACTGCAAGCGCGCTAATGATGCAAAATTTAAAGGTGTTGAAATCTGTCACAGCTACAGAGATCATGTTGTTAAAAATAAGCTGATAGACGATGTTATATATCAGTTTGAGCAGGGGAGGGGCAAGAAACGTGCATAATCACTTAATCGAGGGCAATCACTATCTATTTACCGCATACATGAAAGAAAATGATAAATGGCAAAGGATTGGCGCTAAGGTTACAGTTTCGACCTGGTCATTGCTTATGATATTGTTAGATGGTAAGTGGCTAGATGGTGTATGTTTGACCGCATTATCAGAGCAAGAAAACGAAATGACACTTGATGATTTGATGGAAAGATATAGTTATAATCGCAAACTCGAAGCTAAAAAAGTTGTAAATAGCGAATATAATTTAGTATAGAGGTGAAATAGTTGATTACAAGGGGAAAAATAACAAATGAGTGTAGAGATATAATGCTAAGACATCCGTCAATCTTGGTTTCGTGGCATGCTAGGCAAATGTCAGTTAAGTATGACGTTGGAATTGGAGGGTTGCCATGTGTTTCTCTAAATGATGTTAATGCTATTGCAGATAAAATGGTAGAGAATAAAAAGCGTCAAAAACGAAGATCTAGAGGTTGGCAGGTTACGCTAAACGAGATCAACAGAGCAAAGAGGAATTTCGAGATAATTCAAATGTATCTAGGGCTTAAATTAAGCAACGACAACATTACTAAAGTTGAAACACATTCAATAAAAGAGATAGCAGATAACTTTGAAATATCAACAGCTTTAGTAGGAATGATTGTCAAAAAGTTTAGAATGAGCGTTAATGTTCATTTGAATAAATACAAAAACAAAGAAGAAAGAATCGCAAAAGAAAAACTTTATGTTTCTTCGCTGATTGACATTTCTTATAATTTACAAGAGGTGAGATAATGGGATTTACATACGAGGTGTGCTGTACTAAGTGTAACGTACTGTATGATATAGACAAGCTCGATAACGCAAGAAGGTTTATTGATGCCGTGTTGTGGGATCATAAATATCACGACGATCATGTAGCTGTTTTCTTTAGAGGATTAAGCGACATGGATATTGAGCGAGACGACTTCAAAGAGATAGAGTTCAAAGAGATACTAGACGTGTATGACAAAGGTCAAGATTGCATGCACATAGAGGACTTTATACGCACGCTTGATGATTATTCGCCACGCAGGTGGCAATTTAAGAGACCGCAGGGGTGAGGCAATGGACAAGCTATTCAAACTGCTAGATGAGTGGCACAAACGAGTAGAGAAATGCGACAAGAGGTGCGAGTTGTGCAGGTTGAACATTATTGTAGTTGACGATCGTGATATATGCGATACATTGAACTTGATATATAAAAAGATAAGAGAAACCAGCTAAATAACGGCTGGTTTTTTTTAATGCGAAAATATAAGGTGGTGATTATTTGAATTATGTTTTTTTAGCCTTGCTAATAGTTATAGTTGCTCTACTGCTAATTGTTATCAACAAACTATCAGACGCACATGTATCTGATTCTTTTGACTTAGTAGAGTACGAAGAACCAAGTGCGCTTAGTAGGGTTGCAAAGAAAGTTAAAAGAAGAACAGAAGAAATACAAAAGCTAACAGAGGAAGAAATGAAGGAAGATGAGTTGAAGAATGATTTTTATGATTAAGAAAGGAGTGATGAATTGTTTGGATGGACTAAAGGCTTAAAGAAATTCGTTGACCCTGACGCTAAAGGGGAAACAACACAATCAAGCATGACAGACGAGGAAAGAAAGTTTGCTGCTGCAATTATGATTGATGCTAGTAATGCAGAATCTAAGCGAAGTGGCACGACCAACGACAGAGGCATCATTACTGAAACTGGCATTGAAGATACTTGGAGTGACGAACATAAGCTATATAAGGGCGGTGGGTTGCAATGGTCAACCACTCTAGCATACAGGAGCAAAAAAAGTAGAAAGAAGCGACCTAATTCAGAGAATAACTTTATCCACAACACATTACAAATTATGCACTCTAACATTACTAACAATACACCAGAGGTAACAATCGAAGGCGCTAATTCTAACATTGACGAAAGTATACCAGAAGAACTAACAGACGTGTCACGATTTAACGATAAGCGCAATAAGTTTGATGATCTATTTTCTAAATGGACAATGGACCTAATCGGCATCGGACCTACAATTGCTAAAGTAATGTGGGATAACGACTGGATGGGCGGTACAGGACCCGATAAATGGATAGGTGATGTTAGATTAACCAGGATAAAAAGAGACGACTTCTTTCCCGATCCAGCAATATTAGACCTTGAGAAAAGCATTAACGATTGCTCGTACATCATATATAGACCAAGGAAAAAACTTGACTGGATTCACAAGACGTTTAAGGAGAAGGCAGAGAGCATCACTGAAGAAATGGTTGAAAGTAACTTGATCGACGAAGGACCAGACCCACAACAAGCATATCTATATGAGTATTGGCATAGAGGATTCCCTTATTACATGCCGAGTGAGAGAGTGAAAGAGCTTCGCGAAAAGGCTGTTCAATTAGAGGGTGAAGGTGACGAGTTTAAAGCTAAAGATTATTACGATAGTGCAGACGGAAACCTAGAAGGAATACACGTTGCTTATGTGTGTAATGGCGAACTACTAAGCTATGTGCCATATGTAAAAGAGGATGGTAAATATCCATTCGTGTTTAGAACTAAATATTTTGACGATTATAGCCAATGGGGATATGGAGATATCAGAAATATTAAAATACCTCAGATTGCGCACAATAAAGCAGATGAAATCGAACTTGACGCAATGGCTAAACAAGGATTAGGTGGTACATATTACGAAGCCGGAGCGATAAGCTCTAAGCAACTAGACAGAATAAATAAAAACTCTGGCAAGGGCGGTATGCACTTCGAGGTTGATAGGCTGGAAGGAATGAAGGACAGAGAGGGCGTACAGGTTCCTGCGTCCATAACTAACTTCAAAGAACACAAACAAAGAATGATTGAAACAGTGTCACAAATAACACCAACAATGCAAGGACAATCACCAGGATCAGGAACACCATTCGCCACAGTTGAAGCACTGGGCGCTAGATCCGATGTTAGATTAAAGCAATCAGCGATTAAACTAGAGTCATTCATAGAAGAAATTAACGAATTAAGACTTAACCTATTTGCGCAATTCTACACCGAGGATAGATATTATCGTGTCAAGGATAGCAATGGTGAAGTCAAAGACGGAATGTTTAATAGGGAAAAGATGATGGCTGAATGGGTTAGGGAAGAAAGAATCGACGAGCAAGGCAACCTAATCGAAATCAAGGAGAAGTATGTACCAGAGTTTGACTGTAAGGTTACTATTATGAGCGAGAAACCAAACGATAGGAACTATTACACCACAGTGGCGCAGCAAATGTTCCAACAACAGTTAATGACTGGGGAAGATCTATGGTACACAATCGAGGAAGGTAAATTCCCACCGAAAGAAGATATATTGCTTCATTTACAACAACAAAACATGCTCATGGGTATGTTAGCTAAGATACAAGAGTTACCACCAGAAACACAACCAATAGCACAACAAATGTTTGAAGAAGCACTACAACTATTGACCAACACTGTAGGCGCTGCAGAAGGTCAACAAACACAGCAACAAGTACCACAATAAATATAAATCAAAGGAGCATTACTATTATGAATGAAACTTTTAAAACGCCAATCATCATTGACTTGCAACTATTCGCAGAGGAAGATGACACGGGCGTCGATTCGGCTGTCGTGGAGCCAGAAGATGGTAACGATGGATTAGATTCAATCTCCATTAGTTTGTCAGGCAGAAAAGAGCAGGAAGTCGCCGACCCTGATGATGTCGAGGATGATATTGATATTGAAGATGATGTCGATGTCGAAGATGACAAAAGACAAACGCCAGAAGAAAATGCAGTTTACGCTAAAATGAGAAAGAAAGCCGAAGAAACAGCAAGACAAGAACTAGCAGAAGAACGAAAACGATTAGAGGAAGAACGCGCAGAAATTCGCATTGCAAGAGAGCGTCAGAACGATGAAGCAATCATAGAAAAGCACATCGCGGCTATTACAGACGATCAAGTCTACGAAGTTGCCGACAGAAGGGGAATACCCGAAGATGTAGCGAGAGAGTTGTTAGAGAATGACGCAAGAAACAAAGCCAGAGAAGAAGGCGAAGAAAATAGAGCCAAACTAAAAAGTGTTTACCAGGAAAAAGACAAACTTAGAACAAAGCCGTTCTTTGCGGAGCTTGAAAAGGAATTAGACAAGATCATCGAGAGCGACCCGAATGTTAATGTGAGCGGAGCTTACAAATATCTAGTGGGTGAACACTATGAGCGATTGACAAGCTCTAAATCAAAAGACACTGAAAAAAGAACGATTGCTAATATCCAAGACAGGTCCAAACGCAGAGCAATTAATTCAAACTCTGAAGGTAGCACGGACACAACAGAAGCTCTAACATCGGTAGGCAAGAAAATGGCAATTGCGATGGGCGTAGATCCTAGAAAAGTATCAAAGCGAGTATCAAAACGCAGACAAGATTTTAGATTCTAAATTAAAAAGGAGTGAATAACTAATGGCATATTTTAAATTTGCATTTAACACAGCAGGAAAGTCGGCTATACCTAGAGAATTTCCTATTGCTACAGGTACAGCTATTGAAAAGGGTGAGATCGTAAAGTTCACACCTGGCACTGGCGTAGTTGCGATTGGTGATGCGGATCAAGATGATCCGGTATTGGGAGTTGCTTTAGAAAATCATGACGGCGCTACAGCAGATGGACGTCAAACAGGTTTATTAATTAAAGTTGCCACTGACTTGAATGATGTATTCGAGTTACAATCAACAGAAGCACAAACACTAACTGGCGGCTCAACAACTACTGCTGTTATTAGTGGACTATTACCACAAACAAACGACCTATGGAATGGCGGTTACATTGAGATTGTAACTTGTGCTGCTTCTTCCGAATTAGTTGGAACAATGCACAAAATAACTGATAGCGTTGGTTCTAGTGGAACGTTGACAGTTCCTACTATGGCGGCTGCTCTTGCATCTGGTGACACAATCAGAATCCACCCTGGAAAACTAGCATTAACAGAGTTTGGATGGGATTTAAACTCAGATGGTACAGATATCGACTACACTTCATCTGGCGGAGAAGCTATCCAATTATTCGATGTTGACCCAGCAAGAAAAAAATCATTCTGGAAGCTAAGACTACAACAATACGCTTCACATCCAGTAGCATTATAGGATTAATCAAAACAATACAAAATAAACTAAAGGCACTCATACAGAGTGCTTTTTTCATACTCGAAAGGAGAGTGACATTACATGTCTATGATTAGAGATAATTTTATAGAGTTAGAAGGATCAATGCAAGAAGTCATGGATCACTTCGTTAAAAGAAAAGAAGATTTAACAAAGAAGTTCTTTGACATAAGCAAGTCAACTAGAGCGCAAGAAAACCACATAGGAATGAACGCCGATGGGCTTATGACAGAGTGGGGTGGTCAAGTCAGCTATTCAGACATCGAGAAAGGACACAAAAACGAATACAGGCACGTCAAGTATTCAAACGGTCGTCAAATCGAAAGAGAATTGCTTGATGACGAAGAATTTAGAGAAGTTAAAACTAGAGCAAAATCATTATCATATGGAGTTATTAAAACTCTTAACTGGCACGCAGTTAGACCATTTGAAGATGGGTTCTCCACCTTCTTGGCAGCCAACGGGTTATCATTCTTCAACGATGCTCACTATTTGAGAGCTGATAATTCAGACGATTCACAAGATAACAAAGGAGTTCTAGCTCTAAACATCGACAACTTTGAAACAGTCTGCAAAACAATGACTCAATACAAAGATGATCAAGGGCATCCTATGATGATCCAGCCTAGGATGGTTATCGCTGGAGAATATCAAAGAAAAACTCTAAAACAAATGTTTGGTTCTGAAAAAGAAGCATTTACTTCTGATAACCAAATAAACGCATACGATGATTTCACATATTTCTGCACACCTTGGATCACAGGCAAGAAGTGGATTACTGTTGACCCAGAGGTAATGATGGGCGGAACTGGTCTTAACTGGTACATGAGACGTGATCCTAGAAAAGTTGAATATACAGATGACTTCGACACAGAGAAAGGTAAATATAAAGTAGTAGGTAGATGGAGCTACGGAGTTGATATGCCATTGTTCGCCAATGGTCAAGATCCAGCTTAGTAGCAATACAAATAACAGGGGAGGTTAATCCCTCCCCAACTCTTGAAAGGAGATGAAAACATGGGAGTAGGAGAACAATACACGCATCACAATAAATTATCTGTAGAAAAAGTATTAGCCTATGGTAAGAAGGGCGCAGAAGTTGACATCATGGACGAAAACGGCAAATTCTACATGAACTATAATCCTGGTTCACAATTCTATGTAGATTCAACTAATGGATCTGCAACCGGAAATGGCTTAACGTGGGCGACTGCTGTAAACACTTTGGAGTTAGCAATCGCTAAGTGTACTGCAAATGCTGGTGATGTAATATGGGTTGCACCAGGGCATAATGAGGCGGTTACTTCGGCGGCTGCAATTGACTTTGACGTAGCAGGAGTTAGGGTAATCGGTTTAGGTAGTGGAACATTAAAACCTACGATTGACTTTGACCATGCGAATGGTAGCGTAGCAATTGGCGCTGATAATGTTTGTATAGAAAACTTTAGATTCAGAATATCTGCTAATGCTGTTACAGTTGGCGTACAGATTGAGGCTGGAGTTGACGGCACTAATATTTGTTGCTGTGAATGGGGATATGCTGAAACTGCAACTGATGAGTTTGCTATCTCACTAGAACTTAAAGCAGGATGTAACGATACTGTAATTGAGAAGTGTTTGTTCAACGCAGGAGCGCAAGCGGCTGTTCATGGTATCTTGCTAACTGGCGCAAGTGATAATGTCGTTATATGTGACAACAGATTTATAGGGGCATATTCAACAGCTTGTATCGGCGGAATAACAACTCTATCTACTAACGTATTGATAGAGAGAAACTTATTCTATCAAGGCACAACAGAGCCAGCTATTGAGTTATTAACTGGCACCACTGGAGTTATCAGAGATAATGACATAGTAACTAACTTGGCGACTATGGTTGCTTCGATTGTTGCCGATGCTGTTTATCTGTTCAGAAATTACTATAACGAGGATGTTAATCCTGGAACTGGCGCACAAATTGGTACAGCGTCCGGAGATGACTAAGAAAAGCTGGGGAGAAATCCCCTCTTTTTTTTATATTTTTTTGGAGGTAGAACATGTTTAATTTAAAACCAGATGAAATGATCATTGATACAGACAAGATATTATACAACATTTTATGCGAAATAAAAGCAATGAGAGTTGAAATCGCAGAGTTAAAGAAAACGCAGGAGAAACCAGAATCAAAAGTTGAAACGCCAAAGGTAGAAGTGAAACCAAAGGCAAAGCCGAGACCAAAATCAAAATCAAAAGGTGGTGCTAAATAATGGGAGGATATCAGGTTCTAGTAACTGACGGAGTAGAAATACTACTTATAAACACAGATGGAAGCATTAACGCTAAAACACAGGTTGGAAGTGACCCAGTTAGTGCTACTAATCCAATGCCGATTACAGGCGGCACAAAAACTACCTATGCAACAACAGCTTTAGCGGCAAGTGGAGTTATCAAAAATGCAGCAGGAAAATTATATGGTTTGAGTGGCGTTAATGATAGCGCAAGTGACCAATACTTACAAATACACAATGCAACATCATTGCCAGCGGACGCATCGGTACCAGCATTAGTATTCAAGATTCCTGCTAAATCAAACTTTAGCATTGACTTGATGGTATATGGGTATGCTTTAGACACAGGGATTGTATGGTGTAATTCAAGCACATTAGCGACAAAAACTATTGGCTCTGCGGATTGCTGGGTTAATGCAATATATTCGTAAGGGGGTGTAAATATTGAGAATTAACATAGATAAATCAACAGTAGCACAATTATCAGATGAAACAAGTATAACGGCATACTTGACGAGTTTAGCGGCTAATGTTGTCAAGGGTAGGCTATTGGCTACATTGTATGGTAACACAGTTGTAAACTTGCTTGATGATGATGTGGCAGGATGTGAGAGTACTAGTGGGTGGACAACAAGTAATGCAAGTGTAGCAACTGATAGTTCAAATGAGATTGAGGGAACTAATTGCTTGAAAATGACACTTACTGGGAGTCCTGGCAGTATATATAGGGATGTGTTATCACTACTAGACACATCAAAGAATTATTTTATAAGTGCGCACATTAAAAACAATGACATTGCAACCTCCTTGAAATTACAGGCACAGTGTATAGGGGATGGTGGTGTAATTACAACTAATGACTCACTAGGAACAACGTATAATAGAATAGGCGTAGTTATTCAAGCATCAGATTTCGATACGGCAACACAAGTCTATCTAGTTTTGAGAGGCGAAGGTTCAAGTACACAATATGCTTTCATTGACGGCTTAATGCTCCAAGAAATCTCATCAGCCGAATACGCACTCGGCGCAGACGCTCTACTTGACAAATACGCTTATCATCGAGGGGTTAAGAGTAGTGATAGGGTTAGGTTGAAGAGTGTTGGGAAGAATTTGTTGCCAGACGATATTTTTTATAAAGGATATGATTTGACTTATCCGCCAGTTGAAGGCGACGGAACTGATACAGCTACATATAGGCATACAGGAGCATGTTTCCTTGATGCCGGAACTTATGTTGGTTCTCAAGTATCGGGTTCTGCAATAGTCTGGAGGGTATTTGGGGAAGTTGACGGAGAACTTACAACGAGTTTTGATGCCTTGAGTGACACAATTACATTAACAGTGCCACAAAACGTTTTCTTTAATTTTAGACGCAATGACTCGGCTACTTGGGATTTAGGCGAGAAACCATCGGACTTCGGTCTTATGGTAGAGAAAAACAGCGTAGCCACCACAAACGAACCATTCACCTCAACACAAGCAATAGCACCTATTGAGCTTCACAGTGTGCCAGACGGAACAGCTTGCTCGTTTAATGCGAATAGTGGGTTGCATACGCAGAGGGTGCAGGAGTATACGTTGACAGAAGATGATGTGACGGCTATAGCTTCTGGAACTAACTTACAACGTGTTGCAGTACCATTAACTACTTTCTCAGGCATAGTAACTACAACAACTAACATCGAAGGGGTTACGTTACCATCAATTAATTCACCAGAGGTATCAGGTTCGGCTGGTGGTTATGATGGTGCAGGAAACGAGAACACTCATGCCGTAGATGCTAATAATCTATTATTCCTGTTTGCACTAGGCACATACGCAGACTTAGCCGCAGCAAAAACTGCACTAGCAGGCACAAAAGTTTGGTACAAACTAGCAACAGAAGTACCAACCAAATACCTGCCACAAACACTTATAGCAGAGCCAAACGGTACTATGATTGTATCGCCAACAATAAAAGATAATGGCGTGTACGATGGTGGGTTTAGCGTATCAAACGAGGATTATCCGATTAGCAGTTTAGAGTCTGTTTACAAGGCGGATCCAACAACCGGACTACCTCAAACGCCAATCGCAATATCAACATGTACAATAGATAGCGATGGTTTAGGGTTTACCTCTACTGCCTTGTCGGATGGAGATAGCGTAATTGCAGTGTATGAGCATTTATATCTATCTACTATACCAACATTAACATATCAATATCCTACTAACGATATTGCATCAAGAGAGGGCGCAGTTGACGAGACAGGAGAATTAGACAAGAAGATTGAGCAACATATACAAAAAGAAATGGTAGAGCAAGCGAATATCAAATTCACGCCTGAAGGTGGACTTGCAGTTAGAATGATTAATAAGACTGGATCCGACTCTGTTAAAGGAAGCGTTGTGTCAGTATCAACCACAACAGCAGATGGTGTTGAATTGCAAGCAGATGAGTTCGACGCATTCGGTATCATGTATGACAACGATGTAGCTGACGGCGATTATTGTTGGATTGTTGTCTCTGGTATCGCTCAAGTCTTGTTGAAAGATACAACTACATCAACAGTTGGGTATTGGGTTATCGCTGCCGATACAGATGGTAGGGCAGACGCAACACAGCCTACTCCAACTCCAAACAATACACTTAACGAGCATACACAACACTTCAAAGAAATTGGGCATTGTATGGAAACTCAAAGCTCAGGTACGGATGTTTTGGCAAAATGTGTATTACACTTCAACTAAGATTAGATGGTACAGTTCGCTGTACCTCTTTTCTTTTATCACAGAAAGGAGTGAGGGTAATTGACAATACAGGAAATAATAAACTATGTTGATAGAAAGATAATCAACTCTGAAACAGACGCAAACAAGGTTATCGACCTGAACAGAATACAAGACAGGATATTCAACGAATTAGGCAGACTTAGTAACACATATACAATAGACGTAACCAAAACAACAACCTCTGGAACTGCTGAATACTCGCTTGTCACAGGGGTTCGGATTGAAGATATAGTAAAAATGCAAATAGAAGAATCAAGCGGTGGCGAGTATCTTGATGTTGATTACGCTGGTGTTAATGACGATATATATGGGCGTAGGGTTTATATGCGCGGTAGTGATGCAACCAAGTTTTACTATTATGACAATGAAGTTGCAGTAACTACAACAGGTTTAAAGTTTAAGATTATATATTATCCAAGACCGGCAACACTAGAAGTCGGAACTTTAACGAAGGTACCGGACCTAGATACAGACTTCCATGACTTATTGTGTTTTGGGTTAATAGTGGAGCTTGCTTCCCAGGGTGATAATTACGATAAATCAGTAGCAGATTATTATCAACAGAAATACGATGAAGCCATGTTTAACACTAAAAAGCAATTATCCGATAGAATGAATGAAGCATTTACAACCGATAGCGAAAATCAAGAATGGTGGTGATTATGTGAGTGCTAGATGGGGTAGAGGCACAAGGACAATAAAACAACAAGATCCAGAAACTATCATGCTAGGCGATGGAGTAAATACCTACTTGTCGCCATTTATGATTAAGAAATCAGAGGCGGTTGATAGTAGGAATTTATCAAGTAGGAGTTATCCAGCACTTGCTGTTAGACCAGGGGTAACCAATCAATTCGACACGACTGCAAATCCATTCTCGACAGTAAATGGTGCTGGCGTTAGAAACGCATCAACCTTTTACATCAATGATGGTACGGCATTAAAGTATTGGAATGGCGCAGCGCTAGTTAGTGTTATTACAGGGCTAACAAATGCAACATCAAAGATTCTTGAGCATTACGACGTCAATGGTAATAGAAACACTGTATTTATTAATGGCACCGAAAAGAAGTATAGCACAGACGGAACTTCATTCTCTGATATGACAGAAGCGCCGGCAACTAAATTAATGACAGTAGATGACAACAGGCTTTATGCTTTAACTGGATCATTACTACAGTGTTCTGCTATCTATTCAGTGACCGATTGGACCACATACCAAGATGCAACAAGTATTCCGATAGCTGGTATGCAAGGCGCTGCAACGGCATTAACGGCGTATAATGATATGGTTATCGCTACGAGCGATAAGACTATGCACATACTATTAGGGGATAAATACGCAAACTTTAAGTTCTTAGATCCGATTCAATGTGGATGTGTTTCAGATAGGAGCATGATTGAACTAGACGGAAAATTATATTTCATGGACTACAATAAATATAAAATGTTTACTGGCGGATTCCCGTCCGACATATCTCAAAAGGTTAAGGCATATTTAGAGAATATCGCATACACTTATAAGGACAAGATTGTTTCTGGTGCATGGGGTAGATATATTTATGTATCAATACCTTATGGAGCAGTAAGCACAAACAACTTGACGCTCGAATATGATACGGAAAGGGATCTATGGTACCCATATGACAAAGGATATTTAAACTTCGTCAATATAGGGCAAGATATATACGGCATTACTACAGCAGGAAAAGCAGAGAAAATGAACACAGGAACAACAGATGGCGCAGGAGCGGCAATATCCTGGTATCACGAAACAGGAGTATTAAGCGCATTGCCTGTATCAGCATTGCGAACTTTGTCGAATTTATGGGTAATAATAGACTTGCCAGCAGGCAGTACAATGACAGTTGGATATTCTACAACAGTCGATGCGGCGGATTTCGTCACCCTTAAAACATTTTCGACAAATAGTGCAGAGCAAAGAGTAAGGGTTCAAGTTCCGACAGATAAAATAGCAAAGTGTAATTATTTCAGACTAAAATTCGCAGGAACTGGACCGGCAACAGTTCACTTTGCAGATATGTTTGAAACTATAATGCCACGATAGAAAGGTGGTGACTTCGTGCTAAACAAGACGTTGCAAACATTTGCAAAAGAACCAACCATGAAAGAGTTAATAGACGCAATTATATTGATGGAGAGACGACTCAGACACGCGCTCGCTACCCTTGAATTAACAAATGTAGATGGTACTGATACTATAGTTGACCAATTCGGGGTAGATCCTAAATTCCTAGACTACTTCAAGAACATGGTTTACAACAGTAGTTTTGAGGTATTCGACGAAACAACAACTATACCAACATATTGGACCGCTGGCGTGTCTGATCCAAACTCTAACTTTAATGGTAGTTATTCAATGAAACTTACAGCCTCTCAATCTTCAGAGCAAGCGTCAACAGCATATATCAATCCTGCTTTCTTTGACAGAGGCAGAGCTAGACTTACGTTTCACTCAAAGGCAGGACAGGTAAAGGTTGAGGTTTACGACAATACAAATGCAAGATACTTTACATTAACAGATAACGAAGGAAATCAAGGAACATCAATAACATTTGACGAGCAATCTAACTGGCAAGATTCGAGAAGTAGTGTGTCATTTGATACAGACGAGTCTCCAGGAAGTTGTGTATCGCTCAAAGTAAAGTTCACTAATGTTCATGCGACAGATCCGTGTTACATTGATGCGGTACAGTTACATCCAGACTTTACGGGTAAGTGGAGTCAACTATATAAAGATGGTCCGAATAGTACACTGTATGCGCTAAATCAAATAGTAGTGTCAACAACCAGCCCGAGCGATACTTCCAAATTGTGGTATGATATTTCTTAGAAAGGAGTTGATTCAATGGCGAGAATATGGCAAGAAGGGTTTGAGGATGGATTGCCTACTGTTGGCTATATCGAGGGTTCGTTTGCCTCTCAATATATCGACGGCGTGTCGTTTAGTGACGCACCCGAACAGCAAGGGCTTAATACTGGCAGGAACACTCTAAGTCAGTACTCTTTGCGAATGAAAAGTGGACTTGAGTTTCCAGGAGGGCAAAGCCTCTTTAAAACCATAACTGAAAAAGACGAACTATATATGCGTGCCTATATGAAGATAGACGACCTTAGCAACATCTATGAGGGCAAAGAGTTGGTGTATATGGCTGGTGGCGGTGTGGTATTCTTGTCGCTATACCACGACTCTGGCGGAGGAACGCCATACGGCATGCAAGTGAGGGCGCGTGTGGGTGGAAGTTATGCATCTACATATTCATTTAGCCTTATAGGCGCTACATGGCACAAGGTTGAGTTGTACTATAAGGTTCATGCAACCACAGGCGCTTATGAGATACGAATAAACGGCACAACTATAAA